ACAACAAGAACAAATCGCAAGGTCTGACGTTTTTGCCGGAGGTATTCGATTACCTGCGCCAACACTATCCGCAAGACCTCGAAAAGATTTACAAAGTATTTCCTCTGTCACGCAATATCTTACTTCGTTATGACGCAGAAAAAGCAGCAGCCCAAATACAAGCAGAGTGAAACGGTCGTAATCAAGCGATCGCAAATCAACTTCGCTCCTTACAACCCACGCAAAGAGGATCCGGAAGTCATCAAGAAACTCAAAAAGAACTTCAAGACTGTCGGCTATCTGGGAGGTATCGTATGGAATCGACGTTCATCCTATCTTGTGTCGGGACACAAGCGCGTGCAGACGCTCGACATCATCAACAATTACGATGGTACGCCCGAAACGAATTATGAGATCAAAGTAGAGGCGGTAGAGTTGGACGACAAGACCGAGCGCGAACAGAATATTTTCATGAACTCGCCCTCCGCAATGGGTGAGTTTGACATGGAAAAGATGAAAGTACTTGTACCGGAAATAGACTATCAAGCCGCCGGCCTTTCTGAAGCAGACATGAACATATATGGTATATCCGTCATGCAAGACGAAGTGAACTCAGGGCTGGCCGATACGCTGGATGATTTCGAGGAAGTGCAGCGGCCGTTCGAAGAAAGAAAAGCGGCCGTTAAAGAGATGAAAGAACAAATTAGGCAACAGGCAGAGCAGAAAGCTGAAGACATTGAATCCTATGTAATGATCAATTTCAAGTCATATCGGGCAAAATCGTCGTTCATGCTTCGATTTGGGTTCGGCCCGGATGATAAAATCATCCCTGGGGAGACGTTCGCCGATATGGTTGAACGGGTGGAATAACCTCACAAACCTTACACTATAAAAAATGGGTGCTCCGAGTAAAAAGCCTAATATTGCGACATTCCGCAAGATTGCAAATTCTTGCGGCGGCATTTTATCCGATATTGCCGCCCACATCGGAGTGGAAAGGGTTACTGTCTATGCTTGGTGTAATGATGATCCCGAATTCAAACAAGCCCTCGAAGATTCCCGTGAACGGTTTGTTGATTTGGCCGAAAGTAATTTGCGCAAGTTGGTAGCGGGAGTTCCTGCCATTGAGAAAGACGAAAACGGAGAAAAAAGATTTGCTGGCTGGATAGAACGTCCATCCGAAACGGCAATCATCTTCACCCTCAAAACACGAGGAAAGAAACGAGGGTATGTGGAGCGTCAGGAGGTTACAGGGGCCGATGGTGCCGAACTTATTCCGCCGCGCACACTCTCTCCCGAAGAAGCGAAACAGTATGGATTAAAACTGCACGAAGAGTATTAACGCACTGCTCCGATCCGCGACATAGATATAGACCGCACCTTCTGCCTTTCCGGCATGCTGAATTTCACCCGTTATATGTTCAAGCATAAAACGGGTATGCGGTTTGTTGTCGGCAATCATCACCACAAAATATGCAATGCTCTCGATAAAGTAGTACGGGGTGAGATAAAGCGTCTTATCATCAATATCGCCCCCAGATATGGGAAAACAGAACTTGTATCGAAAAATTTCGTCGCTTATGGGCTAGCGCTAAATCCCCGCAGTAAGTTTATCCATCTGTCATATTCCGACGACCTCGTTCTCGACAACTCGAAAGAAATAAATGAAATAGTACAATCGGACTATTATCAACGGCTGTTCCCCGAGGTCAGCATTGAATCGAAGAATGCGAAGAAGTGGTACACCTCCGCTGGCGGCGGACTATATGCGGTAAGTGCGGCAGGGCAGGTTACGGGGTTCGGTGCAGGCCAAGTGGATGATCCCGACAGGGAACGGCGCGAAATGGGCGATTTCATGCCTGCATGGGAAAGCGATTTTGCGGGAGCTATCGTTATTGACGACCCTATTAAGCCAGAGGACGCACTATCCGAAACCATCCGTGAGCGCGTAAATAATCGCTTCGAATCGACAATCCGCAACCGCGTAAACTCTAGAAATACTCCCATCATAATCATTATGCAGAGGTTGCATGAACACGATCTATGCGGATATTTACAAGAGATCGAGCCGGAAGAATGGACAGTACTCTCGATGCCCTGTATCTGGCATGACGAAAACGGCCGTGAACAGCCGTTATGGGATTTCAAACATACATTGGAGGAGTTGCACAAAATCGAGAAATCGAACTCCTTCGTATTCGAGACGCAGTATATGCAGAACCCCAAGCCACTGGAAGGACTGATGTATGGAGAGTTCAAGACATACGACATCATTCCATACGCTGCGTCTATGAAGCGCAAAAATTATACGGATACCGCTGACACCGGCAGCGATTATCTATGTTCGATCTGCTATACGGAAACTCCTATCGGCAATTTTGTGACGGACATTCTATATACACAGAAGCCAATGGAATATACAGAACCAGCAACGGCTGAGATGTTATCCCGAAACAAGACGGAAATATGTCATATCGAGAGTAACAATGGCGGCAGGTCGTTCGGGCGCAATGTCGAAGCACAATGCCGGATAATGGGGAATAACTTTACATCGTTTTGTCCTTTTACTCAGACCGACAATAAGCGGGTGCGCATCTTCACGCGATCGAATGAAGTACAGAACCTCGTTTATTTTCCGACAGGATGGGAGCACAAATGGCCGGAGTTTGCTTCTCATGTCAAATCATACCGCAAACAGCAAGAGTTTAACAACCATGACGACGCAGAAGATGCCCTGACCGGAGTAATCGAAAAGCGGGGCTATTTCGACAATGGAGAAGATTTAGACAAAGAGGATTTAGGAATTTGGTAAAAATACGGATATGGGATTCATCGACAACCTACTCAATGCAATACGCAATAAGTATCTGAACGCAGCCGGTGCAGAGCGGGATTTACTTACGCTTATCAAGGACAAAGACATTACACAGGTGCAAGCACTCATGCAGAATCGCGATGCGGAGGTTTTACAGGCAATTCGAGAGTATAATCCAGAACTTCACTGTATTATGCGCAAGGCAGACAAAATGCGGAAAGGTCAAGGGCCTTACCGTACCGAGAAATTGCCTCGTGCACGGCAGAAGTATATCAATGAGGTGGAGTTGTTCTTTCTGCTCGGAAATCCGATACGCTGGAAAAAGGCGAACAACGAGGGATCGGACGAAGCATTCGAGGCGTACAATCAATTTCTGCATGATATTCGGTTTGACGTTTCCATGCGTCGGGCAAAGCGCATAGCGGGGGCCGAGACCGAATGTGCGAAACTTTATCATATTTATCGTGATAAGAATTTCCAGCCGCAGGTAAAAGTCGTGGTAATATGCAAATCAGAAGGATACACCCTGCGGCCACTATTCGACCAATATAACAATCTCATTGCATTCGGGTATGGATACTACCTTAAAGAGGGGGCATCAACCGTTGAACATTTCGACATTCAAACTCCCGATACGATCTACCGGTGTAAGCGAGGATCGCTTAATTGGGAAGTTACGGCATCGCTTAACCCGACGGGGAAAATAAATGTTATTTACTACAAACAGGATAAGGCATGGAGCAGTCTTAATCCTCGCATAGACCGCGAGGAAGATATAGACAGCAAAATTGCCGACACAAATAACTATTTTGCCGACCCTATTGCAGCTGCCACAAGCGACGTTGTAGAGTTCTTGAAAGGCCGTGCTGACAAACCGGGCAAAATGATCCAAATGTCCGGCGACAATTCGAAATTCGAATACATCAATCCGCCAACTTCTTCCGAGACACAACAACGAGAGAAGGAAGATCTTGCGCGGTCTATACTGTTCGATACTTTCACACCCGAGTTCACCCCCGAGAAAATGGCAGGACTGGGGACTTTGTCAGGGGAAGCGATCAAGCGCGCGATGGTTTTGGGATACATTAAGAGGGAAAACAATAAGGAGATTTACGATATAGCCGTAGATAGGGAGAAAAATCTTATTCTCGCCATTATGATGAATGTGACCCATATTCATCTGCGTTCCGAGCTGGCCACACTCAGAATCGAGCATGAGTTTGCGGAACCATTCAGTGAAGATGTCACCGCCCGCTGGGCTGCCATCGGCCGAGCCGTGCAGGACGGAGTGATGTCGCTTGAAAAGGGCGTCGAACTGATGGGAACAGCTGACGATGTAACCGCCGAAATCGAGCGTATAAAGCAGGCAAAAGCAGAGGCGTCAATGAGCAATATCGTAGAGCCGACATTCTAATTTGAAACGATGCCCGGATTAAATTTGAAAGCTACTCAATGGGAGCAACAGCATCGAGCGCATGTCGAAGAATACCTCCGACAGGTCGACGCTTTGTATGATGTTGCCTCGGAGGAATTGGTTCGCTTGGGCGTAGGATATAATTATCAGCCCGAAACGGGGCGATTATTCGCCTTTTCATCTAACAAAGGCCGTCATAAACAAGCCGATGCCTCGTTGGTTTCGTTCCAAGACAAATTAACTACCATAATTACAGCCGGAATCGCTGCGGAATGGGCTTTTGCCAACGATAAAAACGATTCATGGGTAAAACAACTGTTCGACGATCCGAAAAAAGGGTGGATGCTTCATAATCTCGATACGCTCGAAGCATTCCAGCGCAGAACGACTTATGGTCACACGTTGTCCGAAAGAGTTTGGAGCGTCGCCAAGCAATTCGAACGGCACGTCGAGTTATCGCTGTCGGTTGGCATCAGCGAGGGGCGAAGTGCGGCCAATATAAGCAGAGATGTACGCATGTACCTGAATGAGCCGGACAAACTGTTCCGGCGTGTGCGGGATGTGTTCGGCAATCTCACCCTGTCGAAAGCGGCACAGGCTTATCACCCTGGACAAGGCGTATACCGTTCATCCTATCAGAACGCTATGCGCATGGCCCGCACCGAAATAAACAGCGCTTATCGTGAAGCTGACAGTATACGCTGGCAGCAGCTCGACTTCATCGTCGGGTACGAGGTAAAGACTTCCAAATCCCATGCTGCGTGGCTGGCGAAATTCTGGTACCCGCGATTCAAGAAAGGCCGAGCCCCGCTGGAAATATGCGACGCAATGGAGGGGAAATATCCGAAGTCTTTCAAATTCATCGGGTGGCACCCGAATTGCCGCTGTTACGCTGTCCCAATTATCGCTAACGAAGGCACAGGCAAGGATTGGTGGGAAGATGCGGAAAACGAGATTACGGAACTGCCAAGTGGATTTACGAGGTGGATGAAAGAAAATCAAGATCGCATCAAGAAGGCGCAGAAGCGCGGAACACTTCCTTATTGGATTGTGGAGAATAAGCAATTAGGCATATGAGCCGTTCCAATATTCCGTTTAACAATTTTTAATCCTTTACAAATTGTCTTTTCGGAAAAACTCTGGAATAGCAAAACAGTACGAATTAAAAAGGCCGTCTAACAAGTCTTAGACGGCTTCAAGACGCACACGTATCTGTTTTATTTTTTATTTCCAGTAAATAAAGGAATAATAATAGCAGCTAAAAATAAAAATACAGACCACCAGATAGAAACGCCAGATACAAATAATAGAAAAACAGCCAGCGCACTTCCAAATGTCACAATTACAAGTCCTACTGGATTGTTTTTGGCCATTTCTTCTTGGAATTCACGCTGACTTTTTTGTTTCGCTTCTTTTATTGGGTTGAACTTTTTTCCACACTTCAAGCAAGTAACTTCAATATTATTGCTACCTATAGTTCCGGCAAGTGCTCCAAGTGCTCCAACTGTCAAAACTCCCGCTAAAGCCTTACCTCCGCTAAATCCCTTTTTGTCCACATGGAGATTCGTAGAATTACATCGTGGGCAACGTATTTCATCATTATTCATAGCTATTTATATTCAATAAAATCCGTTGATACCCATACCTCAATTCCTAAATCAACAACATATACTTTACATTTTGCAAAGCCATGATCGACCATTCTAATTGCCATTGAGGGAGTAAGGATATACACTTGGCCGGCAGCAATCATTCTTTTCAATGCTGCTTCATCCTTACGGTTACATACCTGATTTAATGTTTCGAAATTTGCTTCTGTCGTAGCTGCAAGACATTCCCTTTCAATTTTGCAAACTCTTTGTTGGGCCGTTTGATAATGATTGGTGCTTGAGGTTTCGGCATAGGCTAATGGGATAATCATCGTAATTGCCAAAAATAAAAGTAAAAACTTCTTCATAATGTAATAAGTAATTGGTTAGCACCGTAAAGTTACAAAAATCCCCCCCCCCGCAAAATTTTTTGCAAAATTTTCTTCGATAACTCTTGCATAATGTGCCGAATGGGGTGAATTTTGTCGCAGAGCCTATGAAGATATAGGACAACAGACATAGAACGGAATAACTTACATGTAGTTGTTGTTAGGAAGGTCTGTTGGTATTGTCCGACAGACCTTTTTTTGAGGTGGATATGATGATTTATCCCAAAACATATAGAACGAAAAAACATGAAAGAGAAAATTCTCGCAGCGCTGAAAACCAAGTACTCTAATTTGGGGTTCGGTGCAAAGGTTCTCGACGGAGTAGCCTCCATTCTGGAAAAATCCGTCACCGATGAATCGCAGATCGAAACCGCAGTCGGCGGGGTCGAACCTCTCCTGAAAGTTTTTCAGTCCGACGCAGACCGAGCGCGTACCGAGTACAACGCGCTGAAAGGACAATACGATGTACTTAAAGCGAAGGTCGAGGCATCAGCTGCCGGTGGGGGCGAGCAGGGTAAAAAAAACGCACCCGGCGATGAAGAACCTGCGTGGTTCAAAGCCTACAAACAGCAACAGGAGGAGCGTTACAACGCCATCAAGACGGAAAGCGATACTCTGAAAGCGGAAAAGGCCAAGAGCGAGCGTGCAAATCTCATCACCGCAAAAGCCAAAGAACTCGGTATTCCGGAGTGGCGCATGAAAGAGGGATTCGTCATCGCTGACGACGCAGACGAAAAAGCGATCGGCGACTACCTCGCAAGCGTGCAGAAAAATCTGGTTACCGCAGGGCTGGAAGGGAAAGGTTCGGGATTCCCGATGTCCACGCCCGAAGCGCAGGGCAAAGAACTCGCAAAGGCGTGGGCTGAAACACTTCCGGACAAAGAGTAACCAAAACGTAAAATCATGGCAATCGTATTTGAAAAAACAAAAGTAAAGGGCGGTTTCCCCATATTCTGGCGCGGTGAGTTCGCCGTATTGCCGGGGGACTTCAAACTGAAGGGAACCTATCCCGAAGGGACAAAGATTCCCAAAGGTACGCCGATCAAGCTCGACTTCGACAACATGGAATGTTCCATATGCAAGAGTGCACGTGTTCTGTCGGGCGGCACAACCACTGCTCCACATGTCAAGAAGGGTTCCATGCTCCAAGTAGGAGATGCGGTTAAGGTCGGCGAGTCAAATTCGACCGTAAAAAGCATTGATACCAAAAATGCAGATTACGATGTGATCACGTTCGCAGCGGCCGTAACGGGTGCGACTGAAGGCGTAGATGTCCTCTCGGACGACAATCTGCCTGATGCAGTTGTCGAAACCGACATGGTCTATTCCGCCAATAACGGATTCCAGACCGTATCGGCCGGATATGCAGGTATCATCCTCAAGGATGTAGCCTATCCCGTCCCTGCTGCATGGCTTCAGGGTTACAGCCTGAAGAACAACCCCGAAATCAAGTATGTACGACAGTAAAAGAGGAGGTAAACAATGAACGAAGTATTTTATTCATCCATTTTCGGCGAACTGACTAAACAGGTGCAGATTCGCATCGATGCCGCCTCTGAACTGCGTAAGCGGCTATTCGACCAAAATATTTACGAGCGATTCCTCGACTGGGACACCCCCACCGTCGGACTGAACTTCGAGGAGTTGATCGGCTCGTACAATTTGAGCGTCGCCGCTGCAACGCTCGACTCCAAAGGTAAGGAGCCTATCATGGGAACCGAGGGACTGGAAACGATCAAGCAGAAGGTATTAACCCACCAGATGTCTTATTCGATGCCTATCGAAGAGTATCGTAAGGTGTTGCAGATTCTCGATTCGCGGATGCTGTCCGATTCGGCCAAGACACAGCAGCTCATCAATCTGATGTGGAACAATGTTACGAAGGTCGTGAACTCCGTGCAATCGAAACTGGACATCATCTTCCTCGGAGCATTGTCGAACAAAGGCGTATTCACGTTTGACGCGTCCAATAACCCAGAGGGTGGTGTGCGCGGTACGATCGACTACAAAATGCCGAGCGAGAACATTGCCACCGCGAAAACGTTATGGACGGATGGCAATAAAGATACGGTCGATACGCTGGAGGATATTCAAGCCATCCTCGATGCTGCACAGGACAAAGTTACGTTCGACCGCATTCTGCTCTCGCAGAAACGCCTGTCGTATATCCTCCGCAACAAGAAGATGAAGTTGGCGGTATTCGGTAGTGACAAGTCGTCCACACCGCTGTTGCTGGCGAACCTGAACGAGTTTATGCGTTCGAACGGATTCCCGACATTCGAAGTCATCCGCCGCATGACCCGTATTCAGGATAACGGTAAACTTACGGAGTATTCGCCGTGGAACGACAAGAACCTCGTGTTCGTACCTGCGGGCAAACTGGGCGTCATCAAGAACGCCTATGCCGACAACGAGCTGCGGCAAGAGCCGGGTGTCACCTACTCTAACTACGGACGCATCCGCATTTCACAGTGGGGCAAGGGCGAAACCGACAACTCTAACGGCGTAGAGTTCACGAAAGCACAGTCGCTGTCACTTCCGGTTATCACCGAAATCAACGGCATCTATTCGCTGACCGTAGAATCGTAGTTCTATGACGAAATTCGAGGCAATATCGGCAAGCCTATATCCTTACGATGTGGATCCTTTCCTCAAAGAAAAGGCTTGCATCGACGAGGGGATTGACGCCCAAGCAGACTATACGGCGACCGACAAAGTTAGCGTGGCAAAGGCCGCAATCGCCATTCTGCGAAATCTTATTGTTCTCTTGAGCGAGAGCAACGGGGGCTACTCACTGTCGTACGACACAGATGGGCTGAAAGAGCGAATATTCAAACTCGCAAAGGATAACGGGTTGACTGATATTGCCGACGAATTCGACACACGATCGAAAATCATCGATATTTCCGACCAATGGTAAGATTCCCCTATACACTCGAAATGTGGTACGAGGAGGACGCCACGCAAAATCCCGATGGTTCGTGGGTCGAAGGCGCGCATGAATGGCGCGTCGTCGGCCACTGCAATGCCCGTCAGAACGGGCAGGCGCAACAAATCAAAGGACAAAACGGGGATTCCTTCCTCTACTCTTTCGAGGTTACTATGCCGGCGGATACGCAGCCTATTCCCATCGGAACGAAGGTGCGCATATTCGATAACCGAGGATTCAACATCTTTGACCGCTCGCCACGCACCGAGGCTAAACCGAAAGACAAGGACACGGCGTCGTATCCGGTTCAGGGTTTCTACAAAAGTGGACAACGTTACGAAGATACGAGATTATGGCTATAAAGTGTACCAACTGGCGTGAGGTGGAACTTGAATTTGCGCAAGCAAAGGAAGAGTACGACCGAAAAGCGGTCGAGTGGCTTACGGTGCTTGGTGAACGAGTGGTAAAATACGCCCGCGAACATGGCAGCTATACAGACCGTACCGGCAATCTTCGTAACTCCATAGGGTATGTCGTTGTGCAATATGGTCGTATCGTAACCGAGAATTTCAGCATCGGGAGTAGCCACGAAGAGGCTAAATCGAAAGCCCGCACCTATGCTCTTAATGTGGCTCGTGAACTTCCCGCGAACAAAACCTATCTCGTATGGGTTGCCGGTATGGAGTACGCAAAGTATGTCGAAGCCAAAGGTTTCGATGTGCTTGAAGGCTCGGGCAACTGGGTGGAATCAACTGCTGAAAAACTTAAGGCGGAGTTCGCTCGGTTTTTAAAATCGAAGAAACGATGAATCTTACCACTACGGAAATATTCAAACTCGTCTGGGATCGCATTCGTGATTCGCTGTTGGGCCAAGCCGTGCCGACGATGTATGCGGATCATTATCCGAATAACCCTTCGGGGGAATTCATCGTCGTAGGCTCATTGTCGAATGTCATCGGAGATTCACAAGTGGCGACGGTAAATGTAAACATTTATGTACCGGACACAACCCCGACGATTAATAAAGAAGAACAACGCTACCCCGATCGCAATCGTCTGAATAAACTTAGTCGTATCGCTTTCGATTCATTGGGTCACTACCCTATCGACGAACGTTGGTTTTTCGACGTGAGTGATGAAACTCTTATCAGTGAGGAGGGCATATCCTACTCGTTTTCAAACATTAAAGTCAAATTAAAAAAATACTAAAACATGCAGTTAGTAGGTTTAAAATCCTGCCATGCAGGAAATCCATTACCCAAAGGAGTAAAAGATACTGGTGCTGAAGAATTGCTCAAAGCACTCAAAAAGATCACCCAACCTTATCAAGGAGGTGTTACCTTCAACTTCTCGAATCCGACGAGTAACAAATTCTACCGTGAAGGAGAAGCTGACCCCTTCTTCTCTATGCGCGACCCTACCTCCGGAAGCAAAGAAGTGACATGGAATGTCGCAGATTTCGATGACGATACCTTAGAAATGTATTTCGGGACAACCGAGCCTGCCGAAGGTAAATTATACGAAGGCGAAAAGGCTTTTGTATTCGATGCTGAGAGTGGTGCTTCCATTGCTTTCGCTCGTCTGAAATATACGGCCTCCCTCAGCGGAAGTCTCAACACAAGCGATCCTCTCCAAATCGCAGTATCGGCCGACGTGCTGGCACCAGAACAGGGTGGCATCGCTTGGTGGCCTATTGCAACACCGGAATACACGCAATCAACTCTCTAAGTCTAAAAGCAAAGGGATATCCCGCTGGAAAGTTGACGACTTGCACCACGGAGCGAGACCGGAGCGGGAACAAATTCTGTATGACAATGACAAAAAACGCCCAAGAATCTGCCGAGTTGCGAGCACTCGACACCCTTACGGAAAAAAACGAATCTTTCGAAATCAAGGGCAAAGATGGAGAAACTGTAACCCTTTATCTTTATCCGCTCCAACTCGGGCGGCTCGCAATGATTAGTCGTCTGTTGATAGGCCTCGATTTGGTTTTTGCTGATGAACATATTGAAGACGCAGTTAAGCGCATGTGGACTGTATGTGCGGAAAAATCACGTGAAGTCGCCGAAATAATCGCCATCGCCACGCTTCGGACGAAGCAGGAACTCGACGAGCAACTCACAGAACGTACGGAACTCATATACTGGTCGCCCACGATGGGAGCGACAGCTCTTGCAAATATTCTCTCTGCCATAGTATGCCAATCCTACCATGCGGATTTTATGAACGCTATTCGCTGGGCAAGAACGCTGCGGGTAATGATTTCCCCCAAGACAACAGCGGAGCGGATAGCCATTATGGGGGACGTAGTATCTGGGGGCGACTCGACGCAATCGCAAACCGTTACCACTGGACGATAGAATATATCCTTTGGGAAATATCGTGGGCCAATGTGCAATTAATGTTTGCTGATGCAGTCAAGACAGACTACAAGAATGATTCAGACAATCATCTCAATGTGGGAAACGGATCGTCCACACCCGATGTCGTAAATATGGATGACCCAAACGCCATAAACACTCTTCTTATAATGGCAAGAGGTAAACGATAATTCAATCTTTAAATTATCATGAGCATCAATCTTACGGTCGTTATAGATAATGATGAAGCGATTCGCAAGTTCCGAGAACTTCAAAAAACAGCCAAAACTGTTACATCAAGCGTTGTTACCGATGCGGATCGAATGGACATTACGATGCGCCGCATTGCTACCACTCTCGGGCAGATCGGCATTGCGGCTTCGCTTACAGGATTGGTTAGACAGATCGCCCAAACCAGAGGCGAATTTCAGCAGCTTGAAGTGGCTTTTACTACTCTGTTGCAAAGTAAGGAAAAGGCCGATGTGCTGATGTCACAGATGGTCGAATTGGCCGCCAAAACGCCGTTTGACCTGCAAGGAGTAGCCAGCGGTGCCCGCCAACTTCTCGCATATGGATTCGCGGCAGAAGATATTACCGACACACTGACACGATTGGGCAATGTAGCGGCAGGATTGGGGTTGAACCTACAAGACCTTACGTGGCTATATGGTACTACCGCCGTACAAGGGCGACTATACACACGCGATGTAATGCAGTTCCAAAGTCGCGGTATCGACCTTGCAGGAGAGTTGGCAACACAGCTCGGCAAGACCCGTGCAGAAATCTCGCAAATGGTTACAGAAGGCAAAATCGGTTTCCCCGAAGTGCAAAAGGCCATTGAAAGCATGACCAACGAAGGCGGGAAGTTCTACAACCTGATGCAGGAACAATCCAAAACCATTACGGGCCTCATCTCCAATCTCGGCGATGCTCTCGACATGATGTTCAATGACCTCGGCAAATCGCAGGAAGGCGTCATTACGGGTGTGCTTAAAGGCACTGTTTCGCTCGTCGAGAATTACCAAAAGGTGTTGGATATTCTAATTCCGTTGGTGGCAGCGTATGGGACGTACAAGGCAGCTTTGATAGCAACGGCGGCTATACAAAAAACAGTAACAACGGCGTCAAATATCAAAGCATTTTTTGAATTGGCGAAAGGTATAACCGCAGCAAAGGATGCACAGTTGTTGTTTAATATGGCACTCAAAGCCAACCCGCTGGGATTGGCTTTGAGTGTTCTCACCGCTATTGGAATCGCGGTATGGGAATATTCGGATGGGGTATATAACGCCGCAAAGGCACAAAAACAACTGAATGACAATATAGCAGAAGCGGCAAGTTCTGCAGCCGTAGAACAATCGGAGTTAGGCAGACTTAAAGGGAAACTACAAGCAGTAAAGGAGGGAACAGAAGAATATAACAAAATACGTGACGAGATAATAGAGAAGTTCGGCAAATATGACGCCGGATTAAAAGCCGAAACGCTTACGATTGAAACTCTCGCTCAAAAGTATAACAGTCTTACAGACGCAATACTGCAATCGTATAACGCTCGCCAATACGAAAAATTTTCACGGGAACAGACCGATCTGTTTGAGGAAACAGCAACCGAAAATTATGACAAAATTTACAATAAACTTATAAAAAAGTACGGCGATGAATTGGGTACGCAATACGGCGTTGAATTGCAAAAAGCCATAAGCGACGGTTCGATAAAAGTGCTCCAAAATTCGGCAGGAATATTACGCATAAGCGGATTGAAAGATTTTGAAGCAACAATAGGCAGTGCTTTGGGATTGACGCCCCAATTTGAAGTCTATACGGGACGTGTCGCAAAACTTATAGCGAATATAGTTGAAGCACAGGAGGGGTTGCATGATGCGGATGATTTGGCACGTAAACGTTTTGGCATTACAACGGCTACAAAGACTAAAGAACCGAAATCCGGAACGTCGAAAAAAACTTCTACCACTCGTAATAAAGCCTACTGGGAAGCACAGAAAAAAGAGGCGGAAGCTGCCCTCGAAGCGATGGATGCTTCATTGAAGGGATCCTCAAAATGGAATGAATTAGTCGCCAAAATCGCCGAATCCGACGAAAAGATTAAACAGTACAGCGTATCAAGTAAAACGGTTAAGGCAACTATCAAAGCTCAAAAGAAACTTTCCGACCAGATATTGGCCAATGATATTGCCTTCCAGCAAACACGCATCGATTTGATGAAAGAGGTCAAGGACAAGGAATTAGCTGAAATCGATCTTGAAACGCAACAAAAAATACAGAAACTTAAAGAAAATGAACAAAAAACCAAAGATGCGCAAAAGGGCGTACTGACCGAAGAGCAGAAAACCTCCTTTAAAGAGCAGCGGGACAATATAGCCGAAGAAAATATCGCAAGACGAGCAGCTGTTGAAACAAAATATGCGAAGGAAATAGATGAAGTATATAAACAAATTACCGATTCTTTTCTTACAGAAGAGCAGCGTAAAGAAAAAGCCGCCGAAGATACATGGAAAGAGATCAGAAAATCAATCTATAAAGCCTTCGATTCGGGAGCTATTGATGAGGATAAGATGAATAGCCTCTTAGGCTTGTCTTACAAAGGAGAAACGAACGCACAGTTGTCGGAGCTCTTGAAGCAATATGAAACATATGAACAAGCCCGAAAACGAGTTGCAGAAAAATACGCTAAGGATGCACAAAGGTTACGGGAACAGGGACACGAAGAAGAGGCAAAGGAAGCCGAGCGGGCTGGCGAAAAAGCCGTAGAAGCTGTGGATTTAGAATTCGCACAGCGTCAGGATTCTTTTCAAGCATGGGTAAACGATATAACAAAACTTTCGTTAAAAGAACTCGAAGCCTTGCTCGAAAAAACCAAAGCGAAACTCAATGCCGCAGAAGCAGACACAAATACACCCCCCTCTGAACTTGCACGCCTGCGTGCGGAAGTTACTCGTTTGGAAAAAGAATTGGGCGAAGGTGCGCAAACCGGTATAACGAGTTGGGAGGAATTGCAACAAGTCCTATCGGATACCATACAGACATTCGAAGATGTAGGCGATGCCCTCGGCGATACAGTAGGAGAAATAGTATCTGCGGCAGGAAGCATTGCCGGCGGAGCATTGCAGATCGCCAGTTCTGTAAAACAGATAAAAGCCAAAGGGGCAGACGGGATAGACAAAGCTGCCGGTTATCTGTCCGCCATATCCGCAGGTGCAGGTATCTTATCGAGCATCGCCAACTTTTTCAAAGACACATCGGATTATGAAGAATTGATACGGGCGGCACGGTCGGTAAATGACGAGTTGAGAAATATGGCCATTCTTGCCGAGATCAATTCGGAAAAATTCGATACGATATTCGGCCGAAACGAATACGGAGCATTTATCCAGAACATACAAGCGGCCCAAAAAGCCCTCGACGCCTATAATAATTCATTAGAAAGGGTTCGCACCCGTGAAGTAGAGCGTGGAGTCGTGCTTCGGAAATGGACAGAGCGCACCAACTTCACGTCCCCATCGGCATCAATCGGAGCAATGGGTTCGAAAGTAGAAAGTTCGACGATGTGGCATCATTCGAAATGGGACACTCTTTCGAATCTGGTTCCTTATCTTTTTGATGAAAATGGCGAAGTCGTAATGGATAGGCTTAAAGAGTTTGTTGAAACGAACAATTCTGTCTATGAAAACATGAACGAGACGGACAAAGCCTATCTGAAAGAAATGGTAGATAGTTGGAATACCTACCAAGAAGCGCTAAATTCGGTAAACGAGTACCTATCTGACATATTCGGAGATTTAGGTGGAACATTGACCGACGCGCTTGTAGATTCTTTCGAAAATGGAACTGATGCCGCAGAGGCATTCGGACAAGCTGCCGGAGATGTGATAAAGAAACTTGCCAAAGATGTTCTATACAGTTCATTTTTGGCTCCCATAGCCGATAATATCCAGAAACAAATTGAAGAGATTAACAAAAACACTGATCTCACAGCCGAAGAACGCTTAAATGCTCTGATGGGCCTTACAGATACATTCATCAACGGTGCGTTGGCGCAACAAGATAACGCACGTGCATTCTGGGAGGAAATCGAAAGACGGGCGAAGGAACTTGGTATCGATATGTCTGGGTCATCAGGGAAACAACAATCTGCCACTACAAGGGGATTTGAAGCGATGTCGCAAGATACCGCGAGTGAATTGAACGGGCGTTTTACCGATATGCAAGGAAAAATGAATATCCTCGTTTCAGGCATGGATATGCTTCGTGGAATCAAAGTCCAAGAATTCGGACAGATTGTAAATATTCGAGACATAATAATCCAACTCAATGGAAACGTTGCAGACATTCGTACATATGCGAGAGTACTGCCGGAAATGAATACGACACTTATGGCTATGAACAGAAAACTCGATGATCTATAACGATGGCTAATAAAATAAACAATAAAGATTTATCCTATTTCGGGGCTTCGATACTGGCAAGCTCGTACGCTTCATTGCTTACGCCGTCTCCGCTAAAAGCTTTCGTCGAAAATGCAGATCGTTCGCAGCCTGGGACACAAGTCCTTGTCACAAATCCCCAAATTGATGAACGAGATGTGACTATCACGTTTCTTATCAAAGGCGAAGATCAGGCGGATTTTCTGTCTAAGTACAATAGCTTTATTGCCGAGCTATACAAAGGAAGCATCTTGTTATATATCGATGATCTGTCAACAACATATCATCTACTCTACTCGAATGTTACTCAATACGACAACTACGTGTTGACCGCTTGCAAACTGGCCGTTAAATTTCGAGAGCCGAACCCCGCAAACAGGACATGAAACAAAAAACGCTCCGCATTGTTGCGGAGCGCTCTCAACGTGAGCTATTGGGATTGTACAGGGGTCATTTTATGGTCGCCATTTTCTTGGGCGTTTGGACAACCTCGAATTGCCGGGCCAAGAAATCAAGGCCCTTCTGCGTGACAAGGACTTTGATGACCGTGAAAGATTCGTGATTGTTACGGTCGATCAATTTCTCTTTCAACTCGAAATAGCCTCGGTTAATATACTCTTGTTTCGGCTCGTTGCGATTGCAGAAGAAGATGCCGCGTTCGCGCAGCTTTTGGAAAAGCGTGTTGCGGCCGAAAGGCAGGCCGAGAATCTTCACCGACTGCCCGACATCGATCTTCTGGTCGGTGTCGAGCACCTTGTCCATAAGTTCGGCTTTGGGCGCGAGAACGGCAACCTGCTTGTGGGCTTGTTCGAGCTGCTGCTTCTGTTTGGCAATAGTTTCATTCGCTACAAGGACGGCGCGAGCCATAATCATTTCGGGCGTGTCATTGTCGTGTGCAGCGACATAACCTCCGGTTTTACGAATAGTCGGCAATACCTCGTCGCAAACCCAGTCTTGGAATTGCTCTGCCTGCGGGAGTTTCGAACGCATGACAAGGCGATATACGTCGGATTCTGGGATATACTTAACGGGTTGTGTACCGCCTTCTGTGGGGGTCACTAAAATGGTGACCCCTTTGCAATGAGAAGAAATAGCATTCGCAGGTTTAACATACCCCAACGCTTTTGCCACATCGTTAGCAAGAAACATCGGCTTATTGTCGGCCATGATTATACGCACACGGCCGAATTTTTCATTACTGAATATCTGCGGAGTATTCATGGCCTATGCAATTAAAGATTGATACCTGTCGAGGCGCTGACGAGCTTCGGAAACCACTTGATCTGCACTTGACATAACTGCATTCATATCGGGACGATATTCTGTCGGAAGCTTTGATAAAAGTCTATTGATTTGATTTTTGCTTTCTTCGATAACTCGAATGTTATCGGACATTTGTTCTGCAATAGTTGCAGCTTGAGCCAAAACAAAGGCTCGAAACGATGTGTTTTTCATGGTGATAAGCATTTACTTTGCAACAAAAACAGCAGTGTTGCTACCTGCTGCTTATCACCATAGAGGCTGCCGCATCATTACAATAACGGCACAGGGCATCACTGCTGTAAATTATGTAAGGGCATAAAAAAGCCTATAAAATTAGGCCATATTATGCGCCTCTATGGTATGATAAGCGTTACAAAGGTAATAATAATTTTTGTATTTACAAATTAAATTCATAATTTTGTTATACTAACCTAAATACGACAATCATGGATTTTAAAGATTCATTACTTGTTTTAGCAGATCGAGTCGCAAAACTTAAAAACGATGTCAAAACGGAAGAAGCAACAAAAACCTCCTTTGTTCTTCCATTTCTTCAATCTTTGGGGTATGATATATTCAACCCCGCAGAAGTAACACCAGAATGTGACTGTGATTATGGCACAAAAAAGGGCGAAAAAATTGATTACACGGTTCGCTTAAATAATGAACCCATCATGCTTATCGAGTGTAAGCATTGGTCTGCTGATCTGGACAAACACAAAGCTCAATTATTCAGATATTATCACGTTTCGCAAGCTAAATTCGGAGTTTTGACCAATGGCATAACATACAAATTTTTTGCTGATCTTGAAACTCCGAATAAAATGGATGATAAGCCTTTCTTTGAGATAAATCTACTTGATCTTCGAGATAGCCATATTGATAAACTCAAAGAGTTCTGCCACGATCAGTATGATATAAATCGGATTCTAAATTCGGCAACAGAATTAAAATACATTAATGCAATAAAGGCTTATATTTCAGCACAAAGTATTGAACCATCGGAAGAATTTGCCAAATTTATCATTAAGCAAGTAATAATGGAATAGTCACTAAAAGTGTAATGGATGAATTCACTCCAATGGTAAAAAGGGCATTCCAATTATTTACTAATGACTATGTAAACAAGCGACTTAAATCCGCTATTACTCCTGAAGTTCCTGCTGTTGATGTTTCTACCGAATCTGAAACATCTTCAACCGAAGAATCGAAAATTGTTACAACGGAAGAAGAATTGCAAGGTTTTTATATTGTTCGGGCGATTCTTTGTAATACAGTGGACTTACAACGAGTAGTTTATCGTGATGCCCAAAGTTATTTTGCTATTTTATTCGACAATAATAACCGAAAACCTATCTGTAGGCTTCATTTTAATGGAGGCAAAAAATATATAGAGACATTCGACGAAAATAAGAATGGGACAAAGCACCTCATCGAATCGCTGAATGACATATATAAAATATCTGATATATTGATTCAAACTGTTGGATATTATCTAAAAGCATAAAGCTCCCCCCCCCTCTCATTAGTGAACAATAGCCGAGGCAAAACCTCGGCTATTGTTTTATTTAAGCATCCCGAAAGACACTAAATAGAGTATCATATTTATTGTTTGATGTAAATCCCAATATTTTTCCCCGAAGAGGTATTTGTTACCGTCATTGCCGAGCCAGATATCTCTCCTTCCAAAATTGCCAAATCATCATCCAAAGGATACAATGTTACTTTGGGATCATCATATGTATAATCATAGATGGTTGTTGCATAATTACTGGATGAACTCGCTATTTTCAGAGTAAATTTACACTGAGTATCACTAAATGATAACGAGCCCAAGACGCCGTCCTCTGTTCGTTCCCATGTAGTCCCAGATAGAGGATTCGATGCTTTTTCATCATCATCCGAACACCCTGCGAACACAATTGTAGTTACCGCAGCAAACAATAGTAAAATCTTTTTCATATCATAAATTGTATTGGTTAGGTGGTGCAAAGTTACGATTTCCCCCCCCCAACCAAATTTTTCGAAGGAAAAATGAATTTATGATGAAAAAATGTTTTTTCTTGCTTGAATCAAGCGTATTTTATTCATTCGCAATCCTACAATATTGCGGCAACCCTGCGGATCCGCTTGATGCGTTCCAGCAATTTACTGTCTTTTCTGGCTGTTTGCATATTATAGCGGGTTTGTAGATTCACAAAAAAATAGCGTCAATACCCAATGCTGCCTCCAACATAATTGCGAAATCGGTAGAAATCGAGCGCTTCCTATTCACTATTTCGTTCAATGCCGTGTACTGAATACCTATTATCTCTGCGAATTTTCGCTGTGAAATTCCGCGGCTCTCCAATTCCTCTTTAAGAATCTCCCCCGGATGGGTCGGCTCAAATGGAATAAGTTCATCCTCTCTATAAATCTTGCGTGTCGTTTCCATGATTTCAACGGTAATGGTTACTAATATCCAAATATATGACAAACAGTTATCCATTATTCAATGATTTCATAAAGTAAATATAGTGCCTATTCTAATACTCACAAAAATGTGAACGAAAAATATTTTTCAATACTCTTGCATAACGTGCCGAACATAACGACCTTTGAAGTGTCTGTGAGGATGCAGACCACATCAGCGACGAAGATACATGATTATATTCGATCGACAAGGCTATCAGTTATACGAGGCTCCTATCACAAGCGAAGCTATCGTGAAATACGAGCTCATGGGCGATTATTACGTCCAACTGTCTTTCGAGACCGCAGAGCAAGTAGATTTCAAAACGGGTAGCTATATATTATATGGCGGACGAAAATTCGAGATCATATCCCAGAAAGCCCGTCCCGAATACAACGCCACGACAGGCGGATATAAATACACGCCTAAATTCGAAGCACGGCAAAACCACATGAAGCGCCGCAAGGTCTTCTGGTTGAAAGGAGCCAATGCCGAAGCGACGTTCAGCGACACGACCGACCTCGCATCCTTCGGTAATCTCATCGCCGACAACATGAACGCCTTTTTGGGCACGACAGACTGGAAAGTGGCTGCCGTACCTGACGATCTGGCAAAGCAAGTGAAACTCGTCTCTTTCGATGCCGATTATTGCTGGGATGCGATCAACACGATTGCCAAAACATTCGACGTGGAGTGGTGGACGGTCGAAAACGGCGATGAAATATGGATTTATTTCGGCAAGCTGGAATTCGGAACACCCGAACGGTTCGAACGCGGTGATGTCGTAAGTTCTATTCCCGAGCAGAAAGGCGACAACTCGAACTATGGCACTCGTTTCTACGTCTTCGGCTCCACTCGCAACCTTACGAGCGACTACGCCTCCTCCGAGCAAGGCGGAGTGACCAACCACATATCGGAGACACGCCTACACCTGCCGAACGGCCAGCAATACATCGACGCATGGACGCCGCTCGACCCCAACGACATCGTGGAGCAAGTTGCCTTTTTCGAATACATCTATCCCAAGAATACGGAAACCGTTACGAGCATAGAAACTGTCGAGCGGTCGATGGATGACGGGACGAAATTCGATGCCTACGTCATGGTGTGTGCAGATACTCCATTTACACCAGACGACCTGATCGCGGGAGAAACGATAGGAGCGCATTTTACCAGCGGCAGCCTCAATGGCTGGGATTTCGAACTGAGCATCAACGAAAGCCATTTCGACAAGAAATTTGAAATCATTGCGCAGACGCAGGATTCGGGAGAGGAACGACCGATCATAATTCCCAACGAAAGCCTTCATCCCGAACCTGGCGATACGTTTGTTCTGACCGGCGTTAACCTGCCCGAAGAGCGTATACGGGAAGCCGAACAGGAGCTATTGGAAGCCGGCAAATCGTGGGCAGCGAAAAACAGCAGCGACACCGACGTATACCCGTGCCCCACAAATCCCGTATATTGTCAAGAGAACGACAAGAACTACGACGTCGGGCAGAAAGTGTTACTCGTCGGCCCTCGATTCGGCGAGCAGGGGCGGTTGTCTCGCATTCAGGGATATGAAAAGAAACTCTACAACGAATATATCGCCACATACACCGTCGGTGACAACACGGCATATTCCCGATTCGGAAAGATCGAAAAGAGCATCGACGCCGCAGCCTATGCCGAACGAATCGGTGTAGTGTCAGGGGTCGGCATCTACCTCATACGATCGAAATACGATCTTACATACCCCACAGACTACAACACCTACTCCGCCTTAGCGATCGAGACGTTGTTTCTGAACAAGCGCAAAGGGGGTGTAGTACAAGGCAACACGTTATTCTCGGAAGATGTAGCTGTCGGCGGCGACATCGTATCGCGAGATTTCAGACAAGGGGATTTCTCCGGTGCCGGGTATGCAATGTATAAAGATGCAGCAGGCAATTCCGTCGTGGAAGCCGATCGGCTTATCGTGCGCAAGGATGCTGTTTTCAATGAACTCGTCATCCGGCAAACGGATTTCGTCTCCGGAGAAACGGTGTTTTCCTGCGGGGGATTCGAATGCACATCGGTAGAAGAGACGGCAACGGCATATCGATGCTACTACAACAATCACGACGGCGCTAAGTACAGCGGCCTTAAAGTCGGCGACCAAGTTCGTTGCCAACGATACGCTGCCGAAGGCAATACGGTTATAAAGTACTATTGGCGTCTGGTTACGGCCGTTACGGAGAACTACGTCGATCTCTCGAAAACGGACGCTGACGGCAACGGAATCCCCGATGTGGGAGACAATATCGTACAGTTCGGTAATAGAACTGACGTTGCACGGCAATCGGCAGTAGTCATAGATGCCACAAACGGAGGTTCTATCGTCATACTCGCACATATCGACAGTTATACCCTCTCGGAGAAAAACTATGTCGGGCAGGGTGTCAACCCTTTTACCGGCGAAGCCTACATGTACGTTTACGGCGACATGTTCTTCGGAGACCGCGATCTCTCCGATCCTGACTCGACATACATCACGTATCAACGAAGGGAAGGCGCAACAAGGCGACGCATGGAGATCAAAGCCGACATCGTTATAGGCAAGAACAGCTCCGGACTACATAATCTCTCAGAATGGACTACGGCACAGCAACAGATCGACAAGGCCCAGCAAGCAGCAAGCGAAGCGAATGATGCGATTGCCGCAATGAACGACGACACGGTATTCGACATCGTCGAGAAGCAGCAGATGCGCATCCAGTGGGAGACGATCAACGGTGCGGCGAGCGTCGTCGAGATGGGCGGGAGCGGTTCGTATTACCATGCGTTGCAGATCGCCGCCGCAGCGGAGGGGCTGTCCGTCTTCGCCACGGCCGACGGCGAAATCTTCCTCGTGCGTACCGCGCCGCAGTCGGAGCAGTACGCGCAGATCATGCTGCGCAGCGGCGAGGCTTCCGCATCGTCGCTGACGACGTCCTACCTCGCTCTGCGCGACTATCTGGCCGCCATGCGGCTCTACGACGACGAAGTGACCGAAGGCTTCGATCCGCGCCGGCTGGCCGAGCTGTTCACGGCCTACTACGATGCGCTGGACGCGGTGTACAAGGGGCTCAGCGACAAGGCCCAGCAGACGGCCGACGAAGCGGCGAAGGAGGCCGCAGCGGCGAAAAAGCGGCTCGACGAATGGGCCTCGGACGACGTGATCTCGCCCACCGAGAAGACGGCGATGCGTCAGCAGGAGGCCGACATCCGGGCCGAGCACGACACGATCGTCGCACAGGCGAACCTGTACGAAGTGAGTACGAACAACTACAACCAGCAATACGACCTGGCGATCGCCGCTTTTGCCAAATATACGGCTTCGACGCCCGAAAACATTCCCGTCGAAGAGGACTACGACGATATACGCTATTATTACACCGAGCGCAACGCAATCCTCAAACGGATCGATGCGGCGCAGAAAGCCGCGGGCGACAAGGCGTCGCACCGCTACACCAATCCCGAAAGCGATCCGCCGACGGACATGAAAGCCGGCGACACGTGGTCGCCCGTCGGTGCCGACGGGAATCCGCTGGGATACACGAAGACCTACTACGGGGAGAAGGGCTGGGTGATTACCGGCGACGACACGAAGACCGTCATCGAAAACGGCCTCGTCACGACCGGCACCGTGCTGCTGGGCGACGAGTCCGATCCCTCGAAGGCGAAGGCCGGCGTTACGGGCGCAGGAACGACCGACGGCAGCGTGCGTTTCTGGGCAGGATCGGAGGAGGACTCGATGGATACCGCACCGTTCCGCGTGACACAGGCAGGCAAGGTCTATGCCTCGGACGCCGAAATCGCGGGGAAGGTCGATGCGAAGAGCGGTTCGATCGGAGGAGTTCAGATTAGCGAAAATCAGATCGGAATCGAAGGCCGAGTCGAAGGGAGCGGTGATGAAAAGAGATATATCGGCGGTGTCGTTGTAACCTCGGAATTTATAAAATTCTCCAACAACGGCATATCGGCATCCTTTGGCGCCAATGTCGCACCGGCGGTGCTCGGCGTGCCGATCCCCGGCATTATCCGAAATGAGGCGTCGCTCGACGACAAAGCCTACGGCCTGCAACTGGACGTGCAGGGGGCCGTGGTCGACAACATCGCACTCGACATTCCGCATGGAGCGATCCACGGCGTGCGCCACAACGTCCGCATCCTCTCGAATGCCTACTGGGCCTACGAACTGACCGATGCGGACTACGAGGCGATCGTCAACGACGCGGATATTACGGTCAGATTGCCCGCTGCGCCTCAGAAAGGGCAGGTGTTCCGAATCTGGAAACACGCCCTCGGCAACGCCACGATTCAGTCGCTGGGGCCGACGATCCGCCCGCTCGGAAGCAACTCTTCGGGTACGACCTACTCGATTCCCTACGACAACCACAACATCTTCGAGGTGGTATACACGGGTTCCGAATACTTATTGAAACAATACTCTTAAAAGAATACGATCATGGCAGAGACCAATACAACCTACTATCAGAGCCGTCACACGGGCGAGGAGATAGACGATCTGCTCGACCAGTCCGTTGCGGCCACCGAAGCGGCGAACGCATCGGCCAAGAAGGCCGACGACGCTGCGGAAAATGCGAATCAAGAGGCCGCGAAGATTCCGGGAATGGTGACCGGCAAAGCCGACCTCGACCCCGCGACGGGCTTCGTCGAGTCGTCGCAGATAGCACCTCTCGAAGGGCGTCAGACGGGCGTAAATACCTCGGATGGATATTTTTTGTCAGACGCTCCGGCATTGTTGTTCGAAGGGGATCGGACACATGAAATATGTTTCACGACAGGAGATGACGTAACTACGGATCAAAGGCTATTTACGACTGCAAGGGGCTCCCAAAGCAACGTTCAACTGTTCGTCTCTAATGGATCGATGTATGCGTACATAGGGGCACAGTTAATGAATGCGGGTCGGGTGTCTCCTGAAACATCATACCATGTGCTACTGTCGGTGGATGTTGCGAATACAACGGGGAAAGTATATGTAAATGGAGTCCTGACAAATCAGACATCTGTTTTTCCCAATTATCAAAATGCGAATGTGTATATCGTCGGCCGGCTTACCTCGGCTTACATTTTCAAAGGAATTGTCCGTTTTCATCGCATCTTCAACTACGCCCTTACGGCCTCGGAGGTCGCTACGCTGTGGAACGGCGGCGAACCCGAACGGTATATGCTGCCTCTGTCGGGTGAGATGCGCACCGGACTGGTCGCCGAATACATCGCCGCAGGTCTGTTGGCAGACAAGTGGCGCGACACGTCGGGCGCGGGCCTCGATCTGCCGTATGTTCCGACCGCAACGGGCGGCACGGCAGAACTGTCGTATCAAAGTGTCCCGAATCAAGGCGAAATAGTCATAGACAGCGGTATATTCTTTACCGATATTGCCGAAGGAACAGCCAATAAACGGATCGACGTACCGAGAGGATATGTGGCTCTGGCCGTGGCCGTTTATAATTACAATGCGTCTGCATTGACAAATGTCATCGTGCAAAACTGGACGGATGAACGGGCGTTCATATACGGCGCGACGGTCTATAACGCACGAGCCGTATATTCAGTCTCCGCCGCCGGTAACAAATCCGTATATAATGGGACAGGTATCACGATAGACCCTACTGTCCAATATCTTAAAGTTATGGCGACAGGAAATACGACGTCCGGAGGTATGCGAGTAAGAGTAATATGTAAATATTTAGGGGTATGAGAAAGAAGATCGATTTCCCGCCTTATAGCGAGGCGGAAGCGATGCAAATCGTGGAGGACGGCAGCATCCTGTGCAACCTGTATGGGGAAAAGATTACCGATGAACGGGGATTGGAAAAATGGAACTACACAGATTCCGGCATTCTGTTTCCGCCCGATTCGGAAATTCTGTCGCTGACAGACGACGAACGCCGGCAGATAGAAGAGGAGTACAACCGAAACGAACTGACCCTCGCCGCGCTCGAAGCCGAGCGGGTGGCGCAGCACGAAGAGGTGGAATCACTGCATGTACACGACGCCTAACCTTTGAAATCGCTATGGAATATCTCCCCGCAATCATCAGTGCCCTCGGGACTATTATCGCTGCGTGGTTCGCCTATAACCAATACAGCAAAAACAAGCTGACCGACCTGAAAATCGAGAAGTTCAAAAAGGACGAAGAGACGAAAAGCATCCGTCGGGCCGACAATTCGTCTATCGTGTACGGTGAGTTGTGGAGCGTCCTGCACGAGCTGGATGCCGATCGGGTCTATATCGTACAGCCGCATCCGCTCGGCAACGAAAGCCTGCTGTCCGTCTATTACGAGGTCAAGCGCAAAGGGGTGGAACCGATGAAACCGCACATACAGGGCCTTCCGATTTCGGAGGTGCCGAAGTTCAGCAGCGATCTGGTGAAGAACCTCTTCCTCTACATCACGGACATCGACGAGCAGGTGAACGACAAATATGCGAAGTCCATCCTTTCGAGTTACGGATGTCGGGCGGCCATCATCAAACGGCTCAACGACAACCGCCACGACTGGATAGGCAGCATCTTCTGCGAGTTCACCCGCCCGCTGTCCGTATCGGAGGAGAATGCGCGGGAGATCATGCACACGGCGGCCATGAACATCCAATACCTGCTGCCCGAGTATCGATAACGTATAAATCGCTTCAACCTTAATACTGTAAAAGCCATGAAAAAGCAAGTCAAAATCGCGCTCTGCATGTCGGCCGCCGTCATTGCGCTGGTCGTTCTGTTCAACCTCCTGCCGAGCGGCATCCGCACTACGGCGACGCTCTGCGCAGGATTCGGGGCGGCCACAGGAGCCGCCGCAGGCTGGCGGGCAAAGATGTGGTATGACCGAATGAAAGGATAGGTATGGCAACGTATTTCACCCTTTCCGAATTGCTGCGTTCCGATACGGCCGCAGCGCGCAGCATCGACAACGTGCCATCGCACGACGTCATTCGCCGGCTCAATGCGCTGATGGACGAATGCCTCGATCCCGTGCGCGAACTTTGGGGCAAGCCGATCGGCGTGAACAGCGGCTACCGATCGCCGGCGCTCAACGCAGCTGTCGGCGGAGCTGCGGCAAGCCAGCACATGAAGGGCGAAGCGGCCGACATCACCACCGGCAGCGTCGCGGATAATCTGCGGCTGTTCGAACGCATCGCAGCTAGCGCGATCCCCTTCGACCAGCTCATCGACGAGAATCGGGGCCGCTGGATCCATATTTCATACCGTGCCGACGGGAAGAACCGAAGGCAGGTGTTGCATCTGTGAGACGACTACTCGCATACTTGTTGGCCGTGCTCATCGTCGGTTCACTGTTTTTCGGCTGGGGCTACCGCCGCGGGGCGGCTTCCGTCGAAATGCGCGACAGCACCGTTACCCGATGGGTGCCGTGGCCGGTTCCCGTGTACGACACCATTCGGGAACCTTATCCGGTCGCGGTGCGCGAACCGGCCGATACGGTATGGAAATACATGAGTGTAGATACAGCCGCAATTATCGCCGACTATCTGCTCGAACGGGATTACCGGCTGGATTTCTCCGCCGATTCGACCGGAACATTCCTTGTCGATGCGACCGTAGGAGAAAACCGGCTGTTGCGGGCTTCGGCCGTAGTAAAGCCCGTTGTCCGTGAGATTACGGTTACAAAACTGCATACCGAGGTGCGGCCGCCGCGCTGGGAAATGGGGCTCGCCCTCGGAATCGATCCATACAACCAGTGGGCGGGCATCTACGGACGCTATACGAGAGGAAGATGGGGAGGTGATATAATACTCGGCTATAATCCACTTCAAGAAAAGAGCTATATTGCGGCTCGGGCTACATTGACTATATTTAGTTTTTAATTCCTATTGATGAACTCTTTGGGGAGAGAGTATAAAAAGTCCCCAACGTTTTTCGCAGAAAAAGTACACCCCTGTACAAATCCCACACTCGCGCTGAGGACTATTCCTTTTCGTGAGTGTGGGACATTTGTATTGTACAGGGGTATAGCAAAGGTAAACAAAAAAACGGAATAAGCGATGCGAAAAACAGAGATATTTGCGAAATTGCTAAATCAGGTATCCGTTGAGACTGAAATAGCCGAAGAAAGAATCATTTCACACGAGAGAGTTGCCGAAGTGGTCGATGCTCGATACATTTTGGTTTACTTATTATTAAGAAATGGATTTCGAGCCTCAGAAATTGCCCGTATGATGGGTTTGTCGTATCGTGCCGTCATGCAAATATCAGCCTTATTCAACACTCGATACAAACACAGCGGAATTATATTCAGAACGATACTCCGCCGTATAGAGAACAAAATAGGAATTAACTATGAATATACTAAGAATTAAAACGTTGGCCATCGCATCTTGACACTGTAGTTTTGCATTGTGAGCTCAACGGAAATGTCCGCCGAACGGACGTAACAATGTAAAAAGTCAATAACATGAACGAGAAAACTTTAGTGTTCGACAACGGTGGCGCGATGGATGGCAACCTCGTAGCTGCCTTGATGAACGGCAACAACCGTAATGGTTATGGGAACGGCTATGGCTGGGAGTGGATGTGGATGATCCTGCTTTGGGCCATCTGGGGTGGTAACGGCTGGGGCGGTTTCGGTGGTCGCGGAGGCCTTCAGAATCTTCCCGCCGAGCTGAATGGTGACGCAGGACGTCAGCTTCTGATGAACGCCATTCAGGGCAATGGTACGGCGATCAACCAGCTCGCCTCGTCGCTCAACTGTTCTGTACAGCAGATTCAGACGGCACTCTGCAACATTCAGTCTCAATCGGGGCTCTCGGCACAGCAGATTATCAACGCCATTCAGTCGGGCAATTCTCAGGTGCTCTCGCAGATGGCATCGTGCTGCTGCGACGTCCGCACCGCCATCGAGCGCCAGGGCTACGAAACCCGTCTGGCCGACTGCCAGCAGACCAACACGCTCCAAAGCACGATTCGCGAGACTTCGCAGAGCGGGACTACGGCAATTATTGCCAAGCTCGACCAATTGCAGACCACGGCTCTGCAAGACAAAATCGACGCCCTGCGCGAGAAGAACAGCACGCTCACCACGCAACTCAACCTCGAGCATCAAAACGCATATGTAGCGGGTGTAGTAAGTCAGGCCGTCGCTCCCGTAAGTGCTGCTGTCGTCGCTTTGCAGAACGACGTGAACGGCATCAAGTGCAAGCTGCCCGAGACGGCCACTGTACCCTATTCGCCCATCGTCGGCGTACCCACTTGCGTCGCTGCACAATATGGTCTCGGGTATGGTTTCGGATTTGGAAACGGAGGGTTCTGGGGTTAGTACGGAAAGGAGGAAGCTATGGCAGTATTTCCATTTCAGTACGTCAACCGTCGGGGTATCCCCGTTCTTCAAACTACGGGAGTAACCGTCAGCACTACGGGCGTCGTGTTCTCCTTCCCCAACCATGCATTCGCTAATTCATGGTATCGGGGGCTGGTGCTGGTAGAGCTTGCGCAGGCCATTCCCGCCGGCACTACGGGAACACTTCCCGTACTCTTCGAGACCAACGGCCAGACCAAGAACCTGACGACCTATTCGGGTGCGGACGTTACCGTCTCGGACATCACGGGAACGGGTGTATATCAACTCTTCTACGACAAGCAGACCGACACCCTGCAACTGATGACAGGGGCCGTCTGAGTCCGAAGAAAAATAATTAACCGAAGGCAATGGGAGGGGCTTGTCCTCTCCCCCAGCCTTCACAAAACAATTAACCGAAGATGTTTGCGAATTTAACGAAAGGAGCCCCAATATACGTGCTCGATATGCGTGGAACTCCGAAATATTACATGGCAACACTTGAAGAGGCTCCGCAACCATATTTCCCTACTCCGGGAAATTTCCCGCCGGCGCAGCCTTCAGTCAGTTTCCCTGTGGGTGACCAGAAATGGGTCGTCCCTGTAAATTCCGACATGGCAACAAAGGAGGGTCTTACAGTCACGACCACTCGTGAACGGCTTATTGACGCAGTAAACGCTGCACGACAGCAGAGCCAAAATGTCGTAGACTCTTACGAACGACACAAGGCCAATCTGGATATTTTCGATCAGATCATGCGCGAGATTAGCCCCGCATACGCGGGTCAAGCGCAACGGGAGGAGGAGATGCAGAGCCTAAGAAAAGAGGTTCAAGAACTTCGTCGCTCACAAGACGATCTGGTATCCATGAAATCGATGCTTGAAGCTCTTCTTAAATCGCAAACTCCTCAAAAAACAAGCAAATCATGAGAATGTGGGAAATTGAAGGCCGATACCGTGGTGACGGATACGGCGAGCGCGGAGATGAGATGATCGAGCGCAAACTTCGCGAAGCATACGAATGTGGCTACGAGGATGCACGACGCGAAATGCGTGGCGGATACGGAGAACGCCACATGGGCGGCTATATGCCAGGCGGCTACGGAGAGCGTGGCGGCGAGTATGGCGGCGACGAATATAGCGAGCGCCGAGGGCGGAGTCCCTATACGGGACGTTATGTTCGCAGGTAAACAAGTCGAACCAGGGAGGGGATTTTGTCCCCTCCCTTCAATATCGAGACATATGGATAGAGAAAGATTAGATGTCCGGGACAAAATGCCCGAGGACATCGAAGCATATCTTCAAAAAAACGGATGGTCCTTTTCTCAAAAGATGGCGGAATTTGCCATTGACCGCATGAAGGACCGTGATGGCAAGAAAATTAATCCACTCTCCAAAGAGCAGGTGGACAAATTACTGAAGACCCACGAAATCCTACTTGAACACGATAACGGTTATGATGCCGTATATGCGGCAAACATGGCGCGATCGGATTATTGGGGTTCTTCGATCATGGACGAGCAACATCTCGCACGATTCATCAAGGACTATATCGATGACAAAGATTCCTATCCGGGAATGCCTTTCACTCGATACTTCGCAGACCTGATCGGATCGGGAACCAATGTGCCCTGGAAGGATGTGTTGTAACAGCAGACGGCGCCCGCGTCTCACAAGAAGTCGTGTACGGGTAGAAAAGATATATTCAACTGGGATATGAAAGTTCGGGATTTGAGGATAGAGAAATATGATTGGCTGGTGCGATTCTATTTTGCCGTACATGGCTATCATACACACTCTATCCTCTCGTCTTTGGAGGAGATAAAGTGTCCTCTGCCAATTTTGGAACGTGTACGCGGAAATCTGGAACGTGCGGACATGGATTCGGGATTTACCTACTCGAATAAACGTATGCGACAGTCGGTCGTAGTTGTAGGCCTCGCATCGTCGCAGTCCCAGTTTCTAAACTCCTTCGAACACGAATTGCGCCACCTCTGCGACGACATCGCCACCACAACCGGAATGTCCATGCAAGGTGAAGAGGTTGCCTATCTGACCGGAAACGTGAATACGCTCCTATGGTCGGATATTCATGAATTTATCTGTTGTAAATGTAAATGCAAAAGCTATGAATGAATATACGAAGTATCTACTTTCTTTACTGGAAGTCAGTGAGTGGTGCGTACCCATTCACGAAACGGTTGTTGGGGAACTGAGGCGAAATTTAGCTCAATAAATTGACTAATTCTACCTTCATCTCCTCGTCTATGTCCCGATAACGGGCAAATGCTTTGCTGCCTTCCTTGTGGCCAGATAATGCACCGACAAGATTGGGGTCTTTGACTTGTTTATACAGGTTTCCGACAAAAGTACGTCGGGCCATGTGTGAAGAAGCTACCTGCCAAAGAGGATGTTGTTCAGGCTCTCTTGTCAGAGGGTTTAGGATTGTTACCTTGCGTTTCAACCCTGCCGCGAGAAATATCCGCTTGATAGCTTTATTGTATTTCTGTTCACTGATTAATGGTAAAAGCGACGGCCCTTCATAGTCTGCATAGCGATCCAATATTTCACAAGCCGCAGAATTAAGAGGAACACGCACTGTTACAGGCCGTCCATCCTTAGACTTACGCGGAATATACTCAATAGCTCCACGAATTAGATTATCCTTCGTCAATGTATACAAATCACCTATCCGGCAACCTATCAAACATTGGAATACAAATATATCTCGCTGAATAGATAGTTTTGGATGTCGGGTAAGATTAGTACGGTACACCCTATTCCGTTCCTCTATGGATATATAGAAAGGCGTACCATAAACACAATCTTCAATTGTATATTTCTTAAACGGGTTATTCGTTGTCTTGTTATTATCAACGGCCCAAATAAAGATAGTACGCAGTTTTTTCATCATACCGCTAATCGTATTGGGGCCTCTTGGATTCGGTTTACGAAAGTCTGGAACCTGCATATATATTTGAGGTTGAGTAGACGCAATTATATGTTCATTCCTCATATAATTATCGATGACATACAAATCGTCTAATGACACAGTATCTATGTCTAAGACATAGCCTTCTTCCTTTGTCTGTCTCCATATCTCAAACCGCCTCAATACCCGAAACAAAGACTTAAAATTGGCCTGACGAACTTGCGATAATTTGCGTTTCAGAAGAAATTCATCACATAACTCAAAAAACCCCTGCTTTTGCAAATGGAATTTTTCAGGATGCAAATACTTATCCACCTCAGCACAGAACGATTCAGAAGATAGATTCTCCTTATCGGACAACGAAGTATACACCTCCAATAAAATTGTCTTCCACTTCGCTACATTGGTATTGAATTTCGTCCGTTCGATAGTATCATATACTACCTTCGATTTAATTTCTTGCCGCTTGGCATCCCAATGTATCGGATTTATTTCTAAATTTGATGTGTAAAAAAGCTGAATGTCTCGTCCGTCACGGATACGGAATCGAACTTTACATTTAGTTTTGTTCTTAGATGTACGGACAAAAGCAGATATTGTAGCCATTAGTGTACGAGTAAGTGTCGGTGGTGCAAGTTTAGCTTTTTTGCACCACTCAACCAAATATAAATGTCTTTATTTGTCCTGAGTTGTCGCAAATAAAACTGTATAAAGCACGGATAATCAAATATAATAGCCATAATATCAATGAATTTCTAATTTTAAAAAAGACAAGCCGTTAGCCCCTGAGGGGGTACAAAACAAAAAGACCGATAATCAATGATTATCGGTCTTTTTGTTTTGTATGATTACACCTTATCATAGTACCTTTGGATAAAACAAGAAAGGCAAAGTGCTAAAATAGCATTCTCCGCATCCGGCGAAGTCCGCAGCCCAAGAGGACCTGTCTCGCATGCAACGGAAATGACATCTGGGCAGGTTTCGACTTCGGCCGTCCCGTCGACATCGCCCAAATTGTCTACTTCCGGCGA